AGCGTTTGCTGCCGCACCAGACTCAGCAGCGGGCAATCCTTTTATTGACGCATATGGCACTGCAACGGAGCAAAGACTACGCTTTGTTATTTTCCAGCCAGGAGGCGGTTATTTTTTACTCGAGACTCCAACTAGTACTGGCGTGTTGGCCACAGAAGCGTTTGTGTTAGCTAATGCTGGTTCAAGCTTCGATCCAACTTACCATAACTATAGTTACAGGCTGAATTACCAGTCGAAAGTCAGCGGTGTCTCCCCTAGTACTGCTACTGCTAAACTGTCCAGTTATATCAGTACTAACAACTACGGAGATCACAATCTTCGAGTACAGAGTGAGGTTGCTCCTGACTTCGTCTCAGGGGTGTCTACCTACACTCCCACTATTTGGGGGCTTAATGAGTTTTCCTTGAAGAACACCGGTGCTGGGCGGGCTAATAACACCAACCTGATCTTAGATGTAGCTGGCTCCATCCGCAGCGACAACACTAACCTATTTATGTATCAGCAGGCGGGAGCCTATTCTCAGACTAGCTCTTTAGAATATGGTGGTACTGTAGGCATTTGGATGGTAGCGGACGCTCGCAACACTGACACAAGAGCTATCGGTGCTGAGCTGGTCATGATTGGCGACAAGCTAGAATATGACTACAACCCTAACGGTAGCCTGTCAACAGTCCCAGCAGACTACGCCACTAATGGTAAAGCCTCCTTTGGCCTGCGCGTGTCCAATTTGGAAGCAGCAACCTATGAAGGGCAGTCTCCCACCCCAGCGTCAATCTTTCCAAGGGCTATTGACGTTTGGGGAGCCGGAGATAAGGGGTTTGACACAGCGTTGGCACTGAATGGTTGGCGCAGTCGCGGCCTCTACATCGGCAATACTCTGGCCAGCTCTGTAGGAGGTGGTAATGGATTCGGAATTCACGTGGAAAGGAATGTTCCAAACATCTTTGTAACAGGCACGACTCTAGGCGCTCCAGGAGAGCAGTACAACCTGAGTTTACAACAGCAGTATAGTCCAGCTAAAAACGCGCAGTACTTCACCTTTCGAAAGGATGCAGGCACTACCTGGTTAAGCATGTACAATGATGCGACTGTATCTCTCAGCACTAATAGCAACGGAGCAGGGCTGACGATCGCGCCTTCAGGGCTTGTGCTAGCTTCACGCACTGGTGCAGGCTCGCAAAATGCCGCTTTAGCCGTGCCTACAGATGGTCGAGTCTATCTTGACGGTGGAGTAGACACCTATTTCTCATTTGATGGAACATCAATCACGCTGTATAAAAATGGCGCAGTTGTAGCTACTTGGTAACAGAGGAATTAAGATGAAACTTTTTACTACCTTAGCTAGTACGCGCCAGTTGCAAGGCACTCCTTACGCTCAACTGAATGCTAGCAACTATTCAGCTTATGCAAGGTTTGGCGCGTCTGTAGCTATCTCTGCCGCAGGCACTGTTGCTGTCGGTGCACCAGACGCTGATGTTGGCGCTATTACTGATGCAGGCATCGTTTACATTTACGACGCTGCGACAGTCACAGAAGTTGCGGTGCTAGCAGACGCTGCTCCAGTGATTGACGGGCGCTTTGGCTTTTCTGTCGCTCTTAGTGCAGACGGCAACACATTAGCTATTGGTGCACCAGGAACCACAGTTAACGGCTCTACATTAGCTGGCTGTGTTTATATCTATCGTAAGACTGGCACTGAGTGGGTTAAGCAAGCTAAGATTGTCTCACTAAATCCACAGTATGGCGCAGGCTTTGGTCACTCTGTAAGTTTAAGTGCTGACGGTAATCGAGTAGCTATGGGAGCACCACGCCACATAGTAGCTGGGCGCACTCTAGGCTATGTAGCTATCTATGAGTACAGTTCTACCTGGCATTTTAACGACGAGTATCTACAGTCTACCTTTGGTTATGACAATGCGAATGCGGGTTTTGGCTGGCGAGTAGCACTGAGTGCTGATGGCACTAAGTTAGCTATGAGTGCGCCGTACATGTTTGTAAATGAAAGTCAGGCAGGTGCGGTGTTTTTTACCGACACAGTACCTCGCACAACAGGAACTTACTTTTCAGACGTGCAGATAGCTGATGGCTTCTTTGGCGAAGCCTTAGCTATAGACACTAATGGTATTACGCTGTTCATTGGTGAGCCAGGCAGTTCAAATCCACAAGGAGTACTCAAAACTGGTGCAGCACATGTTATGCCTGTAGACCGTAGTACTAGGCACAAACTATGGGTCTCTACTCCACAAGAAGACGCTCAGTTTGGCTATGCAATTACTACTGCAGGCGATGCTTTTGTCGCCTCTGCTATCCTTGAAGACACTAGTGTTGCTGATACAGGCTCAGTCTATGTCTTCACTAAAACAGCAGGAGTATGGGCGCAGCGCCTAGACTTTGATGGCGTACAGTCAAATGGGTATTTTGGTTCTGCTGTAGCCTTAAGTGCTACCGGTAACGTGTTAGCTATTGGGGCTAAAAACGAAGTTTACAATGGTGTAGCTTCAGGCAACGTCTATTTAATCATTTGAGGCAATACTAATGGCGACTACCCTTCTTCAGATTCAACTTCGTGGCGACACTACTATAGGCTGGACTTCAGCAGACCCAGTACTTTTAGCTGGTGAAGTCGGTATTGAGCTTTCTACAGGCAAGTTCAAAATTGGCACTGGCACACTGTCTTGGAATAACCTTAGTTATGCCGCGGCGCTGCCTGCTGAAATTACACCTGCTGCACTTCTAACAGCATTAAAAACGGTAGACGGAACAGGCTCTGGTCTTGACGCTGCACTGCTTGAAGGCAAAGCACTAGCTGAGGTAGTGCAAGTGACAGGTGGCACAATGACAGGTGCACTTGTGCTTAACGGGTTAGCTAGTGCAGACTTGCAAGCTGCACCTAAACAACAAGTAGACTCTTTATACACTGCGGCTACACTGACAGTTGGTAAAGCTATGAGTGCTATTGTGTCTGTTACGGTGCCGCCTACACTTGTGGTAAACGCAATGTACTACATCTATAACAATAGTGATAGTACAATCAGCATTGTGCAAGACACAGGGCTATTACTACGGCTGGCAGGCAGTACGAGCACTGGTAATCGTCAGCTCTTGCCTCGTGGACTATGTGTCATCTGGGCTATCAGTGCAAGTGAAGCTGTAATCGCTGGAGCAGGAGTGCTTTAATATGATGCTAAGCGCCTTCGTTGGAGGACTTAACACACTCCTGTCACCCAATCTTTTAGCTAACTCTGAAGCTGTAGAGTGCGTCAATGTAGATATTGCATCCGGCGCACTCAAAGCTGTAAAAGCACCTGGCCCAGGTGAGCAGACCATTGCGCCTTACGCTTATTACTTTTCAAATCACTGGGTAGACATTTCCACTCAAGTACAGCAAACGCCTCCTGCGCTGGATACATACTATGGTGGATTAGCTAACTCTGTATTTGCTAATGGCATCTTCGGCGGTACTGCCACCTCAGTATTTACTGATGGTATCCTCGGTGGACTGCCCACAGCAACAGCTGCCGCACCGTCTGCGGTAGAGTATAACAACACGCTTGTATACACTAACGAACTTGGGCTATTCAAGCGTACCGGTTCAGACGTAGTGCTACGCTGCGGCATTACACCGCCTACAGCCGCGCCTGTAGTAGCAGTCGGACCTGCTACTGGACAGACAGGCACGTACACGTATTGTTACACATACTATCGTGGCTTTGACGGCACTGAGTCCAACCCATCGGAGTTAAGTACAGAGCTCACTTTAGCTAATCAAAAAGCTAATGTAGACGTAGTAGCTTCAGCAGAAGCGAATGTGTCAGCCATCCGTATTTACCGCATCGGCGGTAATCTACTAACTATGTCATTAGTTATGGAAGTGCCTAACACTACTGCTACAGTAGTAGACGGTGTGTCTGATGCACTAGTTATTGGCGATATTGTGCCATTGAATAACAATGCACCACCTGCCGGACTTAAGTACCTAGTAGAGCAGACTGGCGTGTTCTACGCGGCGGTAGGTAATAAACTGTACTTTACTGAGCCTTTAGGTAATCCTAACTACTGGCCTGCTTTTTACTACATTCAGTTTAGCAAAAATATCACTGGNCTAGCNGGNACNCCAAACGGCATTGTCGTGTTTACTGAGTTCACAACTGAAGTAGTACTGGGTAATGATGTTAGCACTTATACACGAGTTGTAATTAGCTATGACCAAGGATGTCCATTTAATGGCAGCATAGCTAAGTATGCACAAGGTGTGCTCTTCTTATCCTCTGACGGGCTATGCTTTACTTCTGGCGCATCAGTCGATTTGCTCTCATATGGTAAGCTGGGTAAAGTAAACATCCCTGCTTCTCATAGTGTACTAATAGACAGCGTGTACTATGCGCTCACTTTTGACGGCAAAGTGTTTGTGCACAACTTGAATCTACAGTGCTATTACTATCTTGACTTACCTATCACTGGATTGTACAATGGGAAAGACACGCTCTATTGCCGTAGCGGTGAGCGCATTGCTCCGATGTTTCAAGGGGCTAAAGTACCCTACAAGTACACAACAGGCATAATGGTGGGCTCTCGCTATAGTGCTGTCAAAAGTTATAACAACGTGTACTTACGGAGTAACGGCGATGTCGTTATGGACATCAGTCTAGACCCACAAGGCCTGGTAACTAGTATAGATTTAACAGGCAACACTTCTCATGACGTGTCAGTGCCGCAGGTCGAAATGCTCGCTTACGGCATTCAGTTTACCTTCACAGGCACTGCGGATGTATATGAGCTTGAGTACGTAGTAGAGGAACGACAAAATGGCCGTTAACTTAGTGCCTAAAGGCATTACTGACCCAGAAGTGCGGATATTTTTGCAGCAGCTAACTGACACTCAATATATCGCGCCTATTAAATTAGACCCTGCATGGACTACTCAGCAAGCACTTGAAGCGATAGTAGCTAAAGTGAATGAGCTAGTTAAAGTAAACAACAGCTATAACTAGTTAAACTATTTAGCTAGTTAAAAATATGTGTTCTTTTGAATTCGCTTAGGGTATAATCATTTTATATTGAGTGGACTGCTGTACTATGCAAGACGTAGCTAAACAACGAGTAAAAACTATGCTGACACTACAGCTGCAGTTGGAGCATTACGCGTCTGTACATGGTAGTGCAGAGTGCCCATTGACTCACACATTTGCTGATGGTGTCTACACTCGTACAGTAGAGCTGCCCGCAGGAACACTAGCTATTGGTCGTAGACATAAACTAGCTACAACCAATATGCTTCTTAAAGGAAGTATCATAGTCACTACTGACTCTGATATGCCTCCGCAAATTCTTCATGCTCCAGCAATGTTTGTCTCCAATGCAGGAGATAAGAAATTAGTTATGGCATTAACTGATGTAGTGTTTGCTAATGTCATTCCCACTGACTTAACAGATGAGAAAGAAATTGTTAGCCAGTACACAGAAGACGACGACCCTAAGTTAGTCGCAGAAATTAAGGAGGCACTATGTCTTTCGTAGCAGTAGCTATCGGCTCAGTAGGGGCTATCGGCGGTTCGCTTATTTCTAGCAATGCTAGTCGCAAAGCAGCTAGTACAATGGCTAGCGCAGAAGATCGAGCGCTTGCCGCACAACAACAGGATACAGAAGAGCAGCGCCGGCTAGCACGAGAAGCAGGCAGTCAAATGCTTGGTGAAGCAGACACCCTAGGCTATCAGCTTAATCAGTCTGCTCATGGTAGCCGTGACGCTACGCTAACTGGCATTAACAATGCACAGCGTTCATTAAACGCTGGCTATGACAAGGCAGACCAGTACGCGCAGCAGAATACGCAGATTGCTGACAATCTGTATAATATGATGAACGGCGAACATAGCCAATGGGAAAGTGTGTTTGGTCCTATCCGCGATAACTTGGCAGGCTTCTACCAAAACCTTTCACCTGAGCAATTGATAGCTAGTGGTGTAGCTGAGCAACGCCGAGCTTTTGACGTAGCAGATAAGCAAGTGCGACAGTCATTCGCTCAACGTGGTGTCAATTCAGCCGCACAAGACGCTATTCAAGCTCAAGGCCGCTATGGCTTAGCTAATGACTTAGCTACTATGCGTCAACAAGCACCTATGCAAGTAGCTAATGCCCAACAAGGTTTCCTAGCTAATTCACAAAACTATATGAACCCTGGTTCAGCTAACTTAGCTAATGCAGCAAACAATGCGGCGAACGCACGTAACCAACAAGGTCAGCAGGCACTAGCCCGGGCGCAAGGTAATGCACAAGCAGACTTGTCACGCGGACAGGCTAACTCAGGTTTTTACGATACACTAGCTAATAATGCTGGAGTGCTTGCGGATGCCCGTAACAACGCGTACGCTACACAAACTGGCATGCTGTCTAGTGCAAGCTCTAACTTAGCTAACGCTATTTCTACTAGTTCCCGCAATCGTGGTCAGATTGGTGCACAACTAGCTACACAGCAGGGTGCTACTGCTAATCGCTTGCTAAACACAGGCTTGCAGATTGGTGGCTACGCATATCAGAACTGGAACCAGCCGACTGCTAACGCTGGTGGCACAGGCACAGGGTACGGCAATGACTAGTTATCCTATACTAGTGTGTGCAATCTCACTACTGGCACTGCCGGCGTGTTCAGTACTACCGCAACACAGCCGTGAGACTACCTCCGAAACGCTCTCTTTACAGCTCACCGCCTTGATTGTATGGCACGAGCAGACAGACAAAATAACAGATAGAGGAAGTGAAAATGGCAGACCCTAACGCGTTTGAGATGTTTCAAAGTGGTCGTCAGATAGCTAATGATGAAATGGATGCTAACACTGAGCGCCAGCGTCGTCGTGGTGAAGCACAGTACCGCAAGCAGATTATGGATAGCCACCTACAGTCTATGCAGCGTAAAGAGGCGGCTAACATTCCACAGATGGAAGTGGATAATACTGCTCTTGAATTGAAGCAAGTCCGTGGTCAACTGCTCAAGCGAGACACCTTTGATGCGTTCGATAACTATCTAAGTGATGGCAATGTGGACCACCTAAATCGCTTGTATAGTGGCAATCAACTGATGCAAGAAATGAGCCCTAACGTGGCTCGTTATGACCAACTGTCCATGGACAATCAATCTGATGTAGCTATGCTCAGGGCGCAAGGAATTACACCTGAGGCACTACAAAACATTAACCCTGAGGCTTTCAAAAAGCGCTTTGTAAAGATTACCACAAAAGATGGTAAGCAGCAGATTGCAGACATGCAATTAGCTATGGGCATGACAGGCTTTACGCAGTACAAGTCTAAAGAAGCGGCAGCAGCAGCAATGGAAAAGCTTAAGCTAGATAAAGTGCAGGCTGAAGTAGACGTTAAGAATGCACAAGCTAATATGTACGACCGTAAAGGCACAGCTAGCTGGGTGGGTGGTAGCACAGGGATTAGCGGCACGGCGGATACACGTAACGCTCAAGCAGTAGCTGAAGCACGTGATCGAGTAACGTCTGGACAGGGTACGTCTGCTGACTCAGCGCTTATCGAACTGCATGATGAGAAAGTCACAGGCAACATCCCAGGCAAGTCTCGCGAGTCTGCTGCTACTGTAAACACGCTGTACGGTATGTTTGGTGGTGAGCAAGGCTTCTACTCAACTAACTTCAGCAAAGACTCTACTGCACGCCGTAAAGCAGCTGGCGAAGTTCTGAAACTTGAGCAACTGACAGATACCAAACTAACTAACGCGGATAAGGACAAACTAGACGATATTCGCGAACTCATTTCACTAGGCAACCCAGCAGGTAAATTGACTGCGGACCAAACAGGTATCATTGACTCGTTAGTTGGCGATGTCAAAAAGTACGTATCTGATAACCCATCAGGCATTGACGCTACCTCAGCGTACAACGCTTATCGTAACTCAATCCGAAATGCGCTATACGGTTCTACGTTGACAGAAGGGGAGATTCAAGCGTTCAATTCTGCCTTCGGTTCTCAGCGTCAACAACTGGGACCTGTACTGCAGCAATTGCAAACTGGCTTAACTCAAGTACAGTCTAAGCTTGAATCAGTAGCTATGAACATGCACCCTGCAGTAGCTCAATACCGAGTAGGTATGGACCAGCAAAAGCTATTGACTGTTATGGACGCGTTACAACAGCGTATTGATTTGCTTAAGGGGATTCAGCGCAAGTCAGGTCAGGCTCAGCCTACAGGTCAGGCTCAGCCTACAGGTCAGGCTCAGCCTACAGGTCAGGCTCAGCCTACAGGTCAGGCTCAGCCTCGGCTCTCTCCGTCAGAAGCACTTGACAAGCTAATGGGAGGCAAGTAATGTCTGTTTCCATTAAAGCGCTGCAAGATGCGTTTCAAATTTCCTTTGACGCGTATGAGCAAAGCCGTAGTGAGGCCGCTCTTGTATGGGATCAGTATCACAACAGGCACTATACAGAAGACCAACTTGCTGTACTAGCTAATCGCGGTCAGCCGGCAGAGACATTCAACGTCGTTAAGATGTTTGCGCGCATGCTTATTGGCTACTACTCATCCACAGTCAACTCGATTATAGCTACTCCTATTCAGCAAAATGATGTTGAGCGGGCGTCTTTATTGACTAGTGCAATTCAATCAGAGCTGCGAACAAATAACTTCTTGGGTGAAAGCAATAATCTTAAGCTTTCATTGATTAACGCAGGCATGGCGTGTGTCTACATTGACGTAGAAAAGACTAACGAAGTTGACCGATTTAAGCGGCCTATTCACCGTCTGCGTGTAGAGTACGTTCCAGACGCTGAAGTGCTTCGTGACCCTATGAGCATCCGCGATGATTATACAGACGCGCGGTGGATTCACCGTTTCCGTTGGGTAGCTAAAGAAAAGCTGGTCCGCATGTTTGGTGAAAGCAAAGTAGCTAAGCTTGACGCATATGACAATCACGTTAATGTGCCAGGCTTTGATTACACAGACATGTACAACGCTCAAGCAGTAGGTAAATATAAAGTCTACGATAACTATCTAGTTATCCATACCTGTATCGAAGATGAGAATGGCAAGCGCTGGTCCGTCATGTGGAGTGCAGATGTAGAACTGTCGAAAAAAGAAATCCGTACTCAAGAAGTGCAATTTCCGTACCGCACTTTACTAACTAGTAAAAGCGATCGAGTAGAGTACTATGGTATCTTCCGTGAAGTCGTTGAAACTCAGCGGGCAATAAACCAAGCACTGCTTAAAATCCAGCTGTTAGTTAACACGCAAAAAGCTTTTGTTGAAGAAGGCGCTGTATCTAACTTAGCTAACTTCACCGCTGCTTTTAACCGCGTCAATGCAGTCATTCCTGTTAAGAATCTTGCAGGTATTCGTATTGAGCAGCTAAGCAGTGAAGTGCAAGACCAGTACATCATTGTAGACCGCGGGCTTGATCGTGTTCAGCGTTTGCTTAGCATCAATGAAAGCTTCCTAGGTATGGCCGCGGCATCTGACTCAGGCCGTAAAGTGGCATTGCAGCAGCACGCGAGTGTAGTAGCCCTTCAGTATCTAACTAGTCGTATTGAATCTTTGTACCGCTTAATTGGTCAAGATATGGCTGCACTCATTAAGCAGTACTTTGTAGCTGAGCAGGTTATTCGCGTCGCTGACGACATTACAGGTGACCGCTATCTAACCTTGAATAAGCCAATGGAAATGTGGTCTGGTCAGATGGATGAGCAAGGCCAACCTATCATGGAACCTATGTATGAAGAAGTGCTAGACCCTGGCACAGGTAAGCCGATGCTAGATAATGAAGGTAACTACATCATTGCGCCTATCCCAGAGGGCGATACAGAGTTTACCTTTACCTCAACAGATATTGAGATTCAGTCTGTCGCTTATAACAATGAGGACGAGAAGAACCAGCTGATGCTTGAAACACTACTCAATGGACCAGTCGGTAAATTGTTAGCTAGTGTAAACCCGAGCGGCTACTTTACTGCTGCCTCGCTTAGCGCTAAGTCCTCTAAGACTAAGTACTCACCGCAGATTAGCCAAATCCTTGATAACACTGCTGCAATGCTTCAAACAGCGCCAGGTGGTTCTGAGTATGCTATGAGTGTTGCGGCAGGCCAGCAAGGTGCTAGTAATCAAGAAAACAGTGCTAACGGTGCACCGATGAGCCAAGGGCTTAAACTACCAGATAACACCAATCAGGAGGCTTTCTAATGGGCATAGCATCTGTATTAGCTCTTGGACTGAAGGGTTCATTAAAAACTAAAGCCGGTAAACACGTTGTTTCACGTGACGGTAAAATGTTCATCGATGAAAAAGGCGGGGCTGAAGTTGCGCTTAAGGACCTAGATAGTGATTCACTAAAGCAATGGGTAAAAGACAATACAATTTACCGCGGGGACGCCGGCGCTGCGCCCACTGAAGCTAACTTATTTGATGGGAATACTAAAGGGCATCCTGCTACGCACGCTAGCTATGACATCACAGAAGCACTTAGCTATGCTGGCCGTAAAGATAAGCCCACTGACACACCTGGTGTGTCTGAAGCAAACTTGTATTCGTCAGCTAACTATCCTGACACTACGCGACTGCTCGACTATAAGACTAACCCTGATGAACTAGCTAGTATAGCAGACACTGTTATGCAAAACAAAGGTTATAAACGTGCGCCTGACCTCATGAAGGCTCGTGCGTACAGCGGAGATTGGCAGGAGTTAGAGAATAAAGACTTTGTAGCAGAAGCTAAGAAGCGNGGCTANAACATGATTCGCCAAAGTGGTGAAGGCGATAACGTACAAATCTTCCCTGGCGCTGTGCCTAAGACGTTTGCTACTGAAAGAGTGTTATTCGGTGATAACTTAATGCTAGACCCGCAGAACATAGGTAAATTAACTGCGCAGGAACGTAAGGCGATTGATAACCCGCAGGTAGACAACCGAGATGCGTTTGTCAATCCCTCTTACATCAGTATGAGTAGCAACCCACATGCATTTGCTGCACCGATGACTCGTATTCTTCATGGCGGCATTCGTGCAGGTAAGACTAAAGATGAGATTGTCGCACAAGCAGAAAAGTTCTTACCTTATAATGAAGGCGCAGTTGGGCGTAACAATATAGCCCGAACAGACTTTCTTGACCAGCTAAAAACTATGCCTACTGACGCAAGCGGTAAGCCTGACCAGGCTAAGCTTGGTGATTGGTTAAAACAAACCGGCTTGTATAGCTCAGCGGGTGTGCTTGGCCTTGGATTAGCTAGTCAGTCAGAAGACGTGAGCGCAAGCGACGAAATTAAGATAGACGAGAAAGGCAATCCTTATACGAGCAAGCGCATGACCACTGAAGAGTACAATCAGTTCATTGATAAAAAAGCTACTACTGAAGCGGCGCGTTTAGCTAAGAAAGAACAGCCGCAATTTGTCATTGACAATGCAGTATCTGACATTCAAAAACTCAAAGAAGTAGCTACTAAACCGCCGTCTACTTTAGTAGAGCAGATGCGAACTGCAGGTTATTCAAACAAAGAAATTTACCAAGCGTTTGCCGATAAAGGTAAGACCCAAGACGAGATAGATAAAGAGTTTGGTGGCATGCTTACCAAAGCGAAAGCTCAATTTACTTCGCCTGAAGACCAAGCCTTGTTCAACCAAGACTTTAGCTATGCGCCTTCAACTAATGCTAAGACTCTTGAACTGCCTGAATTGACTGCGCAACTGGAAAAGCTTAATCGTGACAATTGGTCAACAGGCAAAGCTGTGCAATCACTATGGGACGACAAGACAGCAAAAGAAGTACAAGAGTACACTTCTGCTATTCAGCCTAAACTTGTGGAAGGCCTACTCAAACGTGGCTATCAAGCTAAGCTTATGGTACAAGACGGTAATGCGATGCGGGATGCGCAAGAAGGCGAAGTGCCTAATGTAGCCGCCGTACTTGACCCTAAGACTAAGCAATTTGTTCCTGCTACGTCTGACTTTATTTCTGGCTTAACTAGTTCAGCTTTGTCTATTACTGGCGGCGTTACTGGTGCAATGTCAGGCGCAGAGTTAGGTATGGCTGCGCCAATCCCTCATCCTATAGCTAAGGGTGCCGCGGTTCTCGGTGGAGCTATTGCAGGTGGCGCAGCAGGCACATTTGCAGGTAGCGTTGCGGATGACCTAGTTACTGCCGCAAAACTGAATGAAGACTTTGACGCACAGAAAGCTGTTAACTTTGCGGCGCAAGAAGGTTTAACTAGTGCTATCTTCGATGCAGGACTGGTTGGTTTGCTTAAGTCACCTGCCGCAGTAGGTCAACTAGCTAAAGTCACTAAGCGTTACCTAGAAGACGCTAATGTGCAAGGTGCTTATCGAGCACTCAAAGACATCACCGGTGTTACAGACCAACAAGCGGATGACTACATTAAGCAAGTGAATGCCATGTCCAAGGCCCCACTCGATGGCTCACAAACACGGCAACGAATCAATGCGATTGCTCAGACACAAAAAGGTGCTGAAGCAATTGTGCCACAAGCATCGCAGTTGTCTAAATCAGGCGGCTTTAATTTCGCTAAAGAGATTGACACTCGCGCTAAGGACTTTACTGCCTCAGTTGATACAGTCACGCCTGAAAATGTTGGTAAGGTTATCACTGATGACTTAGCTAAGTACCAACAAAGTGTGCGCGATGGCTACGAAGGTATCAAATCATTTGGTATCGCTCAAGCTGATTCAGTAGGCTACCACTTTGACATCGACAAGTTTAAGATTGATTCTATGCTTGAAGATGCAAATGTGCGGATTACCGATCCAGCGGTACTACAACAATTTGATACGTTGATGGCTAAAGTAAAGTCTATCGGTGCGGGCGGTCCTCGCAGCTTTAGTGACTTGCTTGACTTGCGTAAAACAATTAGTGACTTTAAGTACAAGAACGGCGCTACTAACTATATCAAGCTAGATAGAGTAAACACTGTGCTTAACAGCATTGATGGAGAAATTGAAGAGGCAGCTAAAGCAATGCCTAACGGTACGCAATGGCTTGAAGAGTTTGCGAAGTCTAAAATTGACTATGCGCAGATGAAAGGACTTGAGAAGAACGCTTTATACAAAGCACTGAATCGCCCAGGCATTAGCGCTGAGCAAGTAGTTAGTGCTGTAGCGCAAAAAGCAGGCAGCATCGACGGTACATTTATGGAGGTATTAGGTAAACTACCTATGCAGACACGAGTGAACGCTGAAGGCGCAGTTATGAAGCATCTGCTAGGTAAGCATACTATTGGCGATGGGCAAAGCTATCAAGCTGTAGACTTCCCTGCGCTTGTCGAAAAGCTAGATACGCTTGAGTTCACGACTAAAGAAAACCGTGAATTGAAGCGAGTGGCTCAAGAGTTCGCCCGTGTATTTCGCAACGACAAAGCACTGGCTGAAGCTTCTGGTGCCATCAACGTACCTAAACCTACTAGCTATCTAGCTACGTCGGTGGAAGGTCGCTTGCGCGTTCAGGCTATGAGCGAAATGTTTAACAGCGTTTCTAAATACCTACCTACAAAAGAAGGCCGCATGAAAGCGCTAGCGGATAAAGTGGCTGATGTATTAGATAGCCCAACTAACGCTAAGGCTACTGAAACACTATTGCGTGAACTGCCTGCTGACCCGGCGTTGAAAGAAAGTTTGTCTAAGCTAGCTATTGAGTACACTAAGCGCGGACAAAAAGAGACGTATCCACAGGTGACTACTTACCAAGTATTCAATCCAGGCAGAACTCGCGATGCGATGCAGACACGCTTAGGTAAAGGCATGCTGTACTTTACTGACGAAGCTAAGGCTAAAGCGTATGCTAATGGCCAAGGCTTGCAAGTCAAGGCTACGCAAGTAGAACCTACTCGGTTTGCTACTCCGCAACAGATTGAGCAGATTACTGGTGAACCTTTCAGTATGCAGCAATTAAGAGACCCGGCAGTTCTCTCGAAGCTCCGGGTCAAAGGGTATACAGGCGTAGCAGAAGGCGATGAAGTGCTAGAGTTTAACTATCGTGCGCCATAAGTAAGCTCTTTACATGCTCGATGTTATAAGCCGTGGTAGCTAATCCTCCTGCGGCTTTAATCATTTCAATGTGCGCTAATTGAAGTGCGCTAGGCTTGTTATAATCTAGCTTGCCTTCAATACCAATGAATCGTCCTTTATAACAAGCTAAGATATCAGGCGTGCCTGCTTTGTTAGTAGCTATCGTCTTGATGACATAGCAGCCTTGTGATTTTAGGTAGGCCTGAATTTTTGCGTTCAGCGCAGACTCTTTCATTTGTCGAACCGCACGGCTACAAAGCGTGGCAAGAACAGGCTAGGTGTTGAGCCCAAGCGGTCTTGAATCACTGTGTTGTACTTGACTTCGATTACCTTATTGCGGTACACGCTGAAGTCAGCTGCTCTGTCTGCATCAGTCATACCACTGCCCACAGACACTTCAACAAACTGACCTTCTACGAGGCCTTGGCATAGTAAAGAACCAATCATGCCGTCATACTTGCCTTGCCCTAGTTCGTAGTCTACACACTTTAAGTCTGCCGTCTTTGTCTCTTTCATTTTAACCCAATGTGTAGTGCGCTTAAAAACGTAAGGACTAGTTAGGTGTTTTAGAATAAGCCCTTCATAACCCAGCGTAATAGCATCATCATATGTAGCTTGCAGTTGCTGTAAATTAGCTATCTCCATGGCATTAGCTAATCTAATACTATCGTGACTACCGTCTAAGCGGCCAATCAACTCTTCGCGGCGGACACTATATGGCTTAGTGCACATCTCAGTAAACGCATCGTCTAGCGATAGGTAGTCAAAGACATTAAACACTAGTAGTGATTCGTTGATATCACCATTGTGAATAGCTGAGTTAATCAGGCCTGACACTTTAGTGCGGTCAGTTACTTTGCCAGAGTCAAGAGTAATTTCACAGTCATATACGCCGTCAGGTAACATAGCCAGCTGTGGCGTTCGACGCAGATGAATTACTTTGTTGTTGCGCGTCTTAGCTATATAAAAGTCAGACTTGACCACAATGTAAGCACGAACACCGTCGTACTTAAGTTCGGCTATGAGAGGGAACTGAAGTTTGCTTAACGGCACTTCTTTAGCTAGTTGTACGTTCATAGGGTTTCTCCTGAGTAAAGGGAATCGATGTAATTAAGTTTGTTAAGCGCAACAGCTTCGTACACTTGTTCACTGATAGCTTTCTTAACTAGTAAGAAGTGCACTACTATCGGCTCAGCCCGCAGTTTATTAGCTTGGCGCGCTCGACGCTGTGAGTGCTTAGCGGTAGACCAGTCTTGAGAGTATATAACTAAGTCTTTGTACATTGACAAGTCAACACCTTCAGCATAGCTAGTTGCCTGCAGAATCTGCGCTCGTGTAAAGACTTCACGGAGCTTCGTGCCTTCGGCGATATAGTTATACATGATGACTAGTGAGTCAGTGTCACCGAAGTGCTCAAGGATATAGCTAATCTTTTCATCATTAGCTAACACTAGGTATGTGTCATCTATCTTAGCTACACCGCCTTCAAGCATGTGCAGACTTGAGCGGAGCTTACCACCGCTATCACAGATAAGCTGAAGATCGTTGATAGTCGCCACTTTGTCTTTAACCAAGGTGTTGTACAGCAACTTAGTTGACTCTGCAAGCTCAAGGTAGTGTAGCTTGTCCTCAGGCTCATGTGTGAAGTCCAGCTCTTTTCTGGTCTTAGTAATGAACAAATGTTCTACTGTCTTGAAAGTCCAGTCTACTGTGCTAGTGTACTGAGCGACTTCACGCTGATTGATGTATATGCTTTTAGGTACACCGAACACCTTGAACCATGAGTAGTAGTTAGTGTACTTCTTCCATGGCGACCAGGCGCTGAGTGCGAACTGGTGATACAGTAAGTGAGGACCTTGTGCGGCGGGCGTAGCTGAAGAGTAAATGATAGGCACATTTTTAGTTAGCGCCGCAATAGTCTTCCACATAGCAGAAGCTTTGGGCACGCCTGATATATAGCTATGCGCTTCATCAAGAATAACTAAATCAGGCTTATTAACTACTTTATGCGCTTGATGGTAGGTAGTCAGTTCATAAGTCTTAGCTAAGTAAGGACTGGCTGCTACTGCCTCTTGCCAGCCTTGCAGAGCTTTCTTTTTTGTAACAACTAGTACCCGCTGTACTGCAGGGCTAGTGTGCTCTGCAGTTAATAAGCAGGTAAGTGTCTTGCCTGTCCGTTCTTCCATAGCAAAGTAGACTATCATGTGCTCTTTAAGCAACTGATAGCCTTGCTCAGCTAGCTCAATCTGATGCAGCCACGGCTTCATGTTCTGGGTCCTTTTACAACTGCATCAGTAATGACAATGCCAAAATACACGTACATCTTATAAGCTGTTGGGCTAGACATACGTGACTTAGCTAAGTAATTACTAATCATAATTGGTGACAGACCAAGCATCATAGCTATGGCATACTTAGACATACCATCAGCTATCAGTTTACTGATAGCTTCTTTTGTTGTCAAGTGTTGTTCGCTCATAGCCGTACCTTCGTTGGCTTAGGTTCATCGCCTTTAACGTAAGGGCAAGTGTTGTAGTGCGAGCAGTACCGCTTATCACATAGGTAGTGCTTAGGATTGCCACGGAATAGCAGCTCTGCTGGTACGATGTCTTGGCTAAGCACATCAAGCGTCTGCAGCATGACATTGACCGCAGCTTTTGCACGTGGCACATTAGGGTGTAGCGTCAAGATATGGCCTTCAGGCTTACCTTTAAGAACAACACCGTGGATGAGGTTGTGCTCAACCTTGTGGCCATTTTCTTCTGCTAGTAGTGTATACAGTGACTGCTGTGTCACGTAAGACTCAGGAATCGGCTTGCGCTTAGATGTCTTAGTGTCGGCAATCACACCCGGAGCTAGGTAGTCTACCGTGCCTGATAGGCGCTCAGCAATAGGATTAGCTAGTTGAATAGAGAAGCGACATTCTACCGCAGTTGGAATGTCGGTGAAGGGCACAATGTCTTCAAGGTAAGTAGCCACACCTGCAGCTGCTTCCACTTCTGCAGTAGCTATGTTTTCGCCTGGGTCGTAAGCAAGGCTGTCTGCATTATCTAGTTCTTGTAGTTCAAAAACTGCTCGGTCTTGCATAGCAGATAAGTTAAAGTCTTTCTTACCACTAGCTATTGCCTTGCGCCATTCTTCTTCAATGCCTGCATGGATTGCCGTACCAATAGCCGCTCTGGCACCAGGAACAGATGACTTGCCTAGGATATGTTGTTGGTACCACTGCAGTGGACACGTTAGAAAACCGTCTACAGCAGATGGGCGGATGGTAATCTTATTACCTGACCATTCTTCAAGTTTCATTTAGTTCACCTTATTTGATTAGATGGGCCGTGTCGCGATTAAATCCTAGGGCCCTGATGTTCATATCAGGCCAAATTTTTATCGCGCCACGGCTTGTCTCAGGAGGCCGAGGATGTGTTCAAAAGTTCGATAAGGAATGCAATGTTAGTCAATGCGTGGCTAGCATGGAGAATACCGCTTTCAGTATCGTGGTGCTCACCATTATCCATAGCTAGGACATGCCGGCCGAGGGCGTTCCAGTAGCGGTTGAGGTCTTCAACCTGGCGCCAGTTTTCAGGCTTGTACTTTTTAGCCCCGTATTCAAGAACCCGCTGAATAACAGCGTACAAATTTGCTGGGTGAATACCTGCTTCGTAACGAACAAACTTAGCTAGGATGAGCAACGCATAAGACTTGTCCCGAACGGTCAGCTGCTTTTGTGCAAACAAGCAGTGCTGCATCAGCGAGTTGTCATTGTACATGGCGGCTACCGATAGTGGCAGCAAATCAAAGCGTTGCTTGTCTTCGTCGAACTTCATGAAGTTTTCCACAATAATTACCTCAAGGTCATGGTTGTTGATAAACGATTGGCAGCTTGCACAAGGTGGGTGCGTGACAAAGATGTAGCCTTTAACACGCTTGTCTGGGTAGGTCGCCTCTAGCTTAAGGATAGCTACTGCTTCAGCGTGGGCTACATTGGTCATAGTGTGACCAGTAGCATCTTCACAAGGAGTGCCGTCGATAGTCTGGTTAAAACCAGTAGCTAGGATTAAGCCCTCGGTGTTAGTGATTACCGCACCGACTTTACGCTTATTGCACAAGCTCTGTGCTGCTACGCCCAATGTAATTGAATGTAGACTTTTGAGTTGCACTTTAGTTAGGCTCATTCTGCGTCTCCAATAGATACATACTTAGCGGCAATTTCCATTAAGGCTTCAGTAGGTGAAAAGTACTCAGCGCCCTTATCAATGTTGGCCTTGATAGCCGCGTCAGTCTTCTTCACCGCCTTTGAGTCGTTACTGTCACAGATAGCCATGACAGTATTAGCGAAGTCTTCATCAGTCATAGTTAGTGACGCCATGTGTAGGACTTTAGCTAATACAAGCTTAGCGCAAGCTACAGGGTCTGTGCTGATTAGGCTCACATCAGTAGACTTCAGGAAATTGTAGGCCGTCAAATCGTTACGAATGTATAGCACGTCGTGAAAAGACCATTGCTTGTTTAACTTCCATAGTACACCGACAGCCACAAAGAAGACATCGCCGAGTGCATCGATAATATCTACAAATCGGTTTAGCCGGTCTTCATACGTAACTATCGGTAAGCCGACTGCCTCATAGAACTCGTTAATTTCTTCAAGCAATAGCGCACTAGCTAATTGCTCATTGTACTCACGGTCATACCGTGCAGCATTCCACGCTTCAATGCGCGGGATAGCCTCGAGTAAAGTCATTTGATGAGCCCCATTTTAATGGCAGGTTGAGGAAAGTAGTTGTCAATGGTTAGCATGTCAGGCACAAAGCCCAGTAGTGTAGCATCTTCAGACAAACGGTAGGTAGGCTGAATGAGTGCTCGGTCAAGGTTTTGAGGCGCTGATTGATGAAGGTACTGCTTAGCCGCCACATAATGGTCTTCATAGATGTGGGCGTCACCAAGTGTCATTGTCACCCGGCCAGGTAGATAGCCTGTTTCTTTTGCAATAAGGATAACCCATAGACTAGCTAAGATAGCATCAGCAGGTAGGCCAAGCATCACATCAGTTGAGCGCTGATGCCACATGATGTCAATGTGTTTGTGCCCAGCATAGTCTGTGCGGACATAGAACTGGTAAGCGTAGTGGCAGCAAGGTAGACTGAGGTCAGCTAGGTTCTCAGGTCGCCAGCCAGTAATCAAGTGCCGACGGCCGTGCGGGTCTTCACGCAGTGACTTGATAACATTAGTTACTTGGTCATTAGCTAACCATTCATTGCCGTAGTCCACGTTGATGCTGCCATCATCAGCAGCCCACATGTCCCAGTAGTTACAGCCGAACTTCCTGAAGTCATCAATGTGCTTAGGCCCACGGATGAAAGCAGCGAACTCACCAAACACACCAGCATAGCTATACTTGCGGCCCACCAGGATAGGAAATAGCTGACTAGCTAAATTACCAAACTGAATGACTTTGCCGAACACGCTACGGGTTTCACCGTTACGAGTTTCACGTAAGCTACCAGTGTAAAGCACATCAGAGACAAGCTCTCGATATGCGTATTCAAATGAGTTAACATACATTTGATTAGTCCTCCAAGGAGTGTTGATAAAAATGATTGCCTTTTTCAATGTCGCCCCAATTAAAACCCACCATTACTTGCACAGGCATAGGCAAGTCTTTGACTAATACAAACCGGCTGATGTCTAGCCAGGCAGAGTGCATGCTGTCCGCAATACGCTTTGCAGCTTCTTCATACACGGCAGGGTCGTTAGGTGCATCAAAGATGTAGCTATCGTGAATGAAGTTAGCTAAGTGCACGCCGTTTTCTGTAAACCACCCGTCGGACAGCATTCTGTGCATAGCTAATTTAGCTACTTCAGCACCATAGCCTTGGATGCAGATGTTGAGCTGGTCCGTCATTAGGTTAGCTACATATTTACGGCCCATTGGGGTAGCCCATGCTTGCTGTTTACGCCAGGCACTAATGCCATACTGGTGCCACGCTGCAAAGCCAGGAAAGATTCGTAGCCACTTTTTACGAATGGCATCGACCTCAGACAACTCAAGAAAGAGCCCAGCACTTTTAATCAAGATGGTCTGCAACATTTGAGCACCGCCGCCGTATAGCAGGTTAAAGTTGCAGGTCTTGGTGATCTGCCTCTGCTGTTTAGTGAAGTCTTTACCAAAAAGGAACTCAGCCACATAGTTGTGCATATCTAGCTTTTCACGGAACAGCTTGACCATAGTTGCTTCATTGACCATGGCCGCNGCACAGCGTAGCTCAAGCTGTGCAAAGTCGCTGAAGATTAGGCAGCGCCCACTAGCTTCGTCAACACCAAATACACCTTTAGATGCACGAGGNANNTGNTGNAGATTCTGCTGAGTACAAGTAGCGCGACCGCTACGTGCATTCGGCGCGAATATACCATAGATGCGATCAGCATTGAACTTAGCTAAGAAGCTGTTGAGCTTAAGCAACTTACGCACAGTCTTAACGTTCTGCGCACGTTCATTACCTTGCAGTGCCAGCGTAGACAAACCAATGTCATCAGACATGACAGAGCCTATGTAGGGTCGTACTTGTTGATAGCTATTCACGTTGATAGGCATAGCATAGCTAGCTATTTCGACTTGATTCGCTGTGTACAAGTTAGCTAATTGCTCACTGTCGACAGGTAAGCCGGTAGGCTGAAGGCTTGTGATGAAGTGCTTAAGTGTCACAATGTCAAGCTCATACGCTTGATGCTGCGCTTCTTCAGCAAACTGCTCATACATAGCGGGCAAATAATACACATCAATTGCGGCATAGGTGAGCTGTTCTGCTGTGAGCTTACCTGTCCACGTAGCTTTTTGCATCGCTGTTTTGTCAATACGAGCTCGTGCATACGGTGAATAGCCAAGCAGATACTGCAATGAATTATCAAGAGTGAACGACTGAGCAGTGTAATAGTACAGCCGAGAAAGCAACATGATGTCATCGACTTTAGCTGGCCAGACAGTAGCAAACTGCCGTTGAATGGTTGAAAGGTCATAGCTAGCGTTGTAGATTAGCACATGCGCTTTAACTAACATCGCTGCCAGGCTAGCTATATTAGGTAGCTGTACAATCAGGACTTCAGGCCAGCCTTTTTGAAAGAACTGTGNGAGCACAATAGGNCCATATAACCCATCAGTCTCAGAGTCATACGCTAGCGGACAGTCTGCAAGTAAGCTTGCCTGTACGTCTGCTAACGTAGTTAAGCGGTAAGGAATTGTTGCCATAGTATAGCCTCAGAGGTTAAAAAGTGGTGGAGCTATGTCCACCACAATTGAATTACAGTGCTACACGAGGTGTAGGCACATCGTCACCAACAGACTCGAAATTGTCTTCTTCAGCCACACCGGTGAAGCCATCTTCATCATCACTGGCAGCGAAGCCTGCATCGTCTGTGAACTCAACAAACTTAGTAAGCTGGATGGCGTTCAGATACAGAGTCACACCGCGAGCAGCAGGACCGTTGTCGTAAATCGCCATAATGCCACTGATAGCACCACGTGAGCCATTGCCGATTTTCTTTTTGCCGAGACTTACTTCAGCGCCCTTGGCATTGTACGTCTTGATGACTTTAGTGGTACCGTCAGGGTAGGTAGTACCCGTCCAGAATGACAAGCTTACTTCATCAGTTTCATTGCCTTGCTTGTCTTTGACAATGTGCAAGCCGTTAGACTTCAGCTTGGCNCCTTTTGGCTTTTCAGCTTCCCAAAAATCGTCAAGTGCCTTAGCTACCTGCTTGTGCTCGGCGCTGTCTTTCTTGAAGTACAAGCTAGCTACGAAACGATCGTTGTCTTGCAGGTCCTTCTTACCTTTGCCTGTGATGAATACCCAGTTCAAGGTGCCGATTGGGGGTACGAATTTTTGCGTGCTCATGTGTGCTACTCTCTAATTAGTTCAAAAAAACTTAATGCGTTATTGCATTAAGTAAAGACATTATATCGGGTCTGATTCCATAAAAACAATAGAATGTTTTTATGGGGCGATAAGATTTAGTTATGCACCTCAAGTGTTTAAGTAGACGAACTTACTTGCGCGGCTGATAGCTACATAAGTAAGAGTGAAGTACATAGGTGCGCGGCTTTTTGAAATATCCTCCATATCAATATACACGTGGGCGTAAGTACTACCTTGACTTTTATGGACAGTCATGGCGTACGGGAAGTCAAGACAGATAACACAGTCTTTGAATGTCAGATAGTCCCGCCAAGCTTTAGCCCTTTGTGCAGCCAAAGCAGTGCAGTCATTGTCTCTAGCCCAGTCTGCTGCTTTAGAGGCATGGGTTTTCTCAATAACTAGATTGCTATTAGCAGCGGTCTCTTGTAGACTAGCTAACATGTTGTTATAGTTAGCGTGTCCAAAGATGTAAGCGTAAGTCAGGCCTGTATTACGGTCCTGTAAAAAGCTGCACTTCTTCATACGAATAAGGTGCTCAAGCGTTTTATACTTACTACCTAACTCAAGTGGTCCGTTAACTGTCTCAATTTGAAACACATTTTTAGGNAGCNCATTAGCTTCAAGAATGAATGTTTCACGAGTTGTCGGGCTATANAGCGTATCATTAAGAACAGGGCTCAGCCTGCCTGCTATCTTAGCATTGAGCTCTTGCACTCGTTGATTAGTGTAAGCGAGCATCACTTTGTCTTCATCAGGGTTAGCTATGTAATGGCTAACTATATCTACTGCTCTGAGCAAATTGTCTGAACTAGCTATAGGTTGCGGCGGCTCTCCTTTAATGTATGCCACTAAGTTTACTAGCGTAGACTGAATCGCAGGGTTATCAGTGCGCTTAATGTCTACGAGGCGCTGTACATACTTGCCACTGGGTACGATGGCAGGGCTGTCTTGCACAGGTGGCAGCTGGTAAGGGTCTCCGATGTAGACAATTTTGCAGTTAAAAGAGTCCTGCAGCTCTACTAAGTCTAGATAGTCTTTTTCACCTATCATAGAGAACTCATCGATAAACAGAATAGACGGAGCCTCTTCTAGTGCACCCATTTTAGTGCTCGTCTGTACATGCTGCCGCTTAGTTGCATGAACGTTCACACCAGGTCGCTTTTTTAAGAAGCTATGGAGTGTAACTATAGGCGAGCCTTCAGGAAGCTTACTAGCTAATACACTGCATGCTTTATGCGTGAACGCTAGCACAATAAAGCTTACTTCATTTGTTTGGCAATAGCTAATTTGCTCTGCAAGACTTGTTGTCTTACCTGTGCCCGCCATGCCAGTGATGTACATATTGCGGGCGGTTTTATCTGCTAGGAACTTACTAAACATCGGTGTCTCCTTCATATAAGTCAGCTTCGACCTGCTTCTGCCAGGCTGTAATAGCGTCACAGATGCCAGTGATTTTTATGCCGTATGGGCGTTTAACTTCATTAGGTACTCTGATGTTCTTTAGTTTCATTCCACAAGTGGAAGTGATTTTACGTGATACTACAGCTGGCTGAATGTCGACATAGTGGCGGACTAGGTTCTGCAGTGCTGACATAGGTACATAGTCTCGGTTTGCCGTGGTGCCTACTTTTAGTATCACATCAAAGAACTCGTGTTCTTCACCTGTGTCTACCATCGCCCTAACTAACTCCTCTGCATTCTGAGTCTTAATCCAGTACGT